GTACCAGTACCGTTGTCTCCAGCGGTCATTCTGACTCCGTTTTTAGCACCCATTAACCAATAAAGACCATTGTTGTCTTTTATGATTATAGATAGTTTGGCTCTTGAAAGCAACTTAATTTCATTGCGTTTTGCAGAGTCCATTTTGTTAAGTACGTAGGTGCAAGTTTGGTCAAAGTAGCTTGTTCCGTTCTGAGCGTTAACCGTTGGGTTATCGTTCATAGTAGAAGCTGCTCCCTGAGCGTTTGTACATTCGTATTTGTAGTAAGCAAGTCCAGTTCCAGTTACAGAAGAGGCTTGACCGCTTGCGTTGTAAGCTACTACGAAGTTAGTAGGCATATTAGCGAACCAAAATTCTGCTATACCTCCCGCACTATCGTTGCATCCTACTAAAAATCCTTGAGTTAAATTACACATAATATTTATATTTTAAATTGTTATGTGAAACTAAGCTGATAAGGTAAACTGTACTATCTCGTTAGGGTAAGCTACTTGTAAACCTCTCTTAAATTTAACTCTGTAGTAAACTTTGTCTTCAAGTTTTTCGTACCACATATCAAATTCCTCTTCGTCGTTTTGAAGGTCAAAACCTAAGAAGAAATTATCTGAAGTTCCAAGGAACATTCTGTTAGTACCGTCAAGACCTACAACACCTACCAAAGTAACATTTTTACCTGGTATAGATACTGAGTAATTAGCCCAAGAAGTAGCGTCTACGTTGAATAGGTTTTTAGCGTTAAGAGTGTCTACGAATTTGTCAAAAGTATCTTGACCTACGAATAGAACTTGGTTAAGAGCAGACTTTACTTTCGCTGGTCTTGCGTTACAGATGTTATTGATTATAGTATCTACGTTACCTGAAGCACCTGAAGTGATAGAAGTAGCAGCAGAAGTATTACCAGCGATAGCAGTACCAGCAGCACCGATTATTTTGATAAGACCATCGTATCTGTTTATGAATACGTTACCTGAAGCAGTATCTCCTTGCCAATCAGCAGTCTCGTTATGCTCCATAATAGTTTTGATTATAGAGTCAGCAATTTCAGCCTCGAAAGCCATATCCTCAGTTTCAGCGTTACCAGCTCTCAACAAGATTTGAGTGTATTTAGGTATTAAATCCTTCATACAAAATCCGTCAAAGTAAGTAATTTGACCTACGGTGATGTCTCTGTTAGTAAACACTACACTACCTGAAGCAGTCGGAGAACATCCGCTACCGTCTTGTGGGAAAGCAGTTACTGCTAAAAGGTGTAAAGCGTCAGTTTTTTTAACGCCTGATTGTAAAGTGAAATAATCACTTGAAGTTTTCTCAAAGTATAATCTTGAGATAAGGTCTGTTGATTGCTCGTTAACATAGTTAGTCAACGACGATACATTAAATGCCATTTTTGTTTATTTATTTTAATTTGTTTGCTCTGATAACCGCACCCATAGCAGCAGCTTTCTCTGCTCTTGATTGCGCTTTAAATTCTTGTGGCTTTGAAGAGGTAGCCGCCTCACTCTTTACGATTTCTTCAAGCTCAGTACCTACCTTGTTTAAAGTTGCGCTAAATTCTTTTTTTAAGCTTTCTTTGTCAGCTACGATAGCTGCAAGCTCTAATTTAAGACCAGCGTTCTCAGCCTTAACACCTTCTAAAGTAGCAGTAAAAGCCTCAGCGTATTTCGCAAGAGCTTTCTCAACCATTTCGTTTAACATTTCAGTAGTGAACTCGTTTTCTTCACTTGCAATTTCGCTCATAGGTTGGATGTTTACTACTAAACCTCCAGCGGTCTCGATAATAGTTCCGTCAGATACTTCGTGGATACCGTCAGGAGCTGCTACTTCACCCTCAGGTAATACTACGGTTATCGCAGTACCTTCCATTAGTTCGCCTTCCCATTTAACGATAGTTCCGTCTACTAAAGCAGCCTCGCCGAAGATTTTTTCCTCAGCCGCTACCTCTGCGTCTGCAAATACAGACTTGAGCGTGTTTATAACACTTTCTAAATTGATTTTATTCATTTTTTTAAATTTGTACGGTTCTAAATCAAACACACCCTCAACGCTAAATCCTTTTAAGATTCCGTCTTCTTTAACTTTAGACCAAGCCTCGTCATTCTCTACTTTTGCAGCGATAAACCAAGTACCGTCTGCTACATTCTCAAAACCTTTAGGGGCTAAAATGCCGAGTTCTTGGTCAGTAATAAAAGATTGGTAGATATATACTCCATCTAATATCTTAAAAGCGTTGTGCTGCTCGTTAAAATTGTTGTGTTTGTTTTCTTTGAATAGCTTTTGTACCAACGCCTTTATAGTTTCCTTACGGAATATAGCATAGTACTCGCCTCTCTCGTCTCTACGATAAATAGGTAGGTCAGGTATCATAGCTGCACCCATTACTATTCTTTTTTCCTCGTTAATTATTTCAAACTTATGCGGGGCAAAAGCCTGATAGTTTAATCCAATAGCGGGAGCATCTACAAAGGCTATCGCTTGCAGTCCTTCGACGTCATCGCTTAGCTTAAATTCGATAAAAGGCAAATCCATTCTTAAAGTATATACGATAGGAATAAACAAGGGGCAATAAACTTTTATAAATAAATAGCTTGCGTATTAAAATTAAATACTATATTTGCCAATATATTAATAGATATGAAATATACACTTTTAATAATCCCGATTTTTATGTTTTTTTGCACCGCCTCAGTGCAGTACGATAAAACAAAAGAAGAAACAATGCAAGACCCTCTAATAGCTGCCATAATAGAAGTAGAGAGCGGAGGTGATACGTTGGCTTATAACTCAAAAGAAGATGCAGTAGGCTGCTTGCAAATACGCCCTATAATGGTTAGAGAAGTAAATAGGTTAGTAGGTAAGGATAGCTTTACTTTGTACGATAGGTGGAGTAAGGTTAAAAGCATTCAGATGTTTAATATACTACGCTCTAATATTAAAGAAGCGAGTAACGAAAAAATAGCAAGAGTGTGGAACGGAGGCTATAATGGAAAAAATAACCCTAAAACGCTTAAATACTGGAATAAAGTAAGAAAACAAATAAAATGAAGATAGAGATTAAAAACCTCAGCGAGTTTATACCAGCTCTCGAGGATTGCTTTGTAGAGATGTACATAAAGCGTTTAGATAGTCTAAGGATTACTATAACTTACAAAGAACAAAAGTACAAAACTACTTTAACCGATAAGACAAGCATAGAAGCCGAGTACGATAACTTTGTAGCTCGGCTATTTGCTTAGTTACTCTACGACTACGGCTTTGCTATAAATTCCGTCTATGTTTCTTGTAGCTCTGCGTATGTCTGTTTCGGTTACTATTACCTTAGTCATAGGCGTATCGTTAGAGTTTGCAGTTTGAGTAAACCCTATTGGACTAACTCCAGCACCTCCACCGCCTAAACTTGAAGTAGTAGGGCTTGTAGGAGATACCGAACTACCTTTAAATTGCGACTTTCTTATATTATTTACCTGAGCTAAACCGAAGGCAGTAGCAAGACCAGCTTGTACGGCTGGATATGCTGGGAATATAGCAGTAATTGGCGAACTTTGAGCAGTCTTAAAAGCCGCTAACGCAGCCTCGTAAGTAGATATAACACTCATACCTATACTAACTGCTTTACTTAGCTCAAACGCTTTCTTTTGGCTTGCCTCGTCTTCTCTTGCAAAAGATTCAGTAAGACTTTTAACTGCGTTTAGAGTGTTTATTGCTAAGTCTATTTTACCTTGTTGTAGTGCTACTGCATTTTCTTGCTCCTTTTTATTTAGAGCGGTAATCTCTGCAAGTACCGCAGCCTCCGCAGTTAGTGTAGCTTGTCTGCTTGCTTCTTTAAACTGGTCTAAAGCTATTTGAGCGTCTACCTTTGCTTGAGTCTCTGCCTTTGCGTCATCTACTATTTTTTGTAATCTCTCCTCTTCTATTCTTTGGCGTTCCTTTTCAATATCTCTTAAAGTTATTAAAGACTTTAATTTGTCCTCTATTTGCATAGCGTCAAACTTCTGTCTTTCATAAGCTAAGTCTGATTCGCTTTGGCTTAAGGCTTTATTCTGCTCAAGTAGTTCTTTATTTAAAGCTATTTGATTTACTATTTGCTCAGACCTAAAACCCTCTACGGCTGCAAGTACTCCAGCCTTATTTGCAAGAGCTTCGGTTAAAGCTACTTGGTTTTCTATATTATTATTTTTGTTTAACTCTGATTGCGCTGCCGCTATTTGTAAATCTGCCTGAGATACCATAGCTTTCTCTTGCATCTCTAAGATTTTACCTAACTCGTTATTAGCGGTTATCCTTTCGCTTATGCTTTTACTTTCGTCATCTCTTATTTGTCTTTGCTTCTCCGCAAGTCTATCGTACTGCTCTATCAATAAACCTTGTTGAGCCGCTGCCAATAATGCTGAGTTTTTTAAAGCTACGTTTGTTTTAGCTTGCTCTATTGCTCCGCTTATACTTATTTTGCTTATACCGTCTACTGAAGCAGTTACTACTTGCCCTACTTCGCTTATAGCTTTACCTAAATTACTTCCTACTTGGCTTCCAGCTTTTACGGCTTCTTTTGCTACCTCAGCTATCGAGTCTTTAGTTTCTTCTATTCCTTTAGTAAGCTCTGTTATAGTCTTAGCGTCTTTACTTCCAAAAAAGGACTTCTCCCAAATTAGCTGCGCCTCTTGTATGCCTAACTTAATACCATAGAAAGCTAATTGCAACGGGGTAATTGCTAAACGCAAAAGTCCCAGCATTACATTCTTTAAGCCCTCAAATCCTTTAGAGCTTTTAGATACTTGCTCTACTACTCCTACTATAACGCCTACGACCTTACCTAATACAATAGATATAGTCTCCATAGCGACGCTAAATACGTCTACTACTTTTTGGTTTTGGCTTAATGCATCAAATAAAAACTTTAACGCTGCCAATACTGCGCCTATTCCAAGAGCTTTAAATGCAGTCCCTACGGCTTTTACTCCTCTCGATAGTATACCGCTTCCAGTTGCGGCTTTCTTTTGAGCTTCTGCGGTTTTATCTAATCCCTTTTTAGTATTCTCAAGCTCTTTATTGTAGGCGTTTACCTCTCCTGAAGCTTTAGACTGCTCGTTAGTTAGGTCTCTAATAGCTAACCTTTGGTCTTTAATAGCTACTTTTAGCTCCTCTTGTTTATCCTTTAACTCTGTTTGCCTTGCTAACTCAGTTTTAGAGGTGCTTGCTTGTATTTTATCGAGGTCAAGTAGTTCTTTTTCAAACTCGATTAATATATCCTTTTGCTCTTGGATATTAGTGCCTAAGTCTTGAAGTTGCTTATTTAACTCCGCAAGGGTCATATCACCCTTTTTTATATTTACCTCTAAGTCTAAGGCTATTTTTTTATCTGCCATTATAGTTTTATTATTCTGTATACTAAATTAATTGTTAAAGTTGTATCACCGCTTGGAAAGGTCATATCAGTACTGGGGCTTTTTAAGATTATAGCTTCTCCGAAGTGTATGTCAGCTTCTATGTGAGCGTCTTCGTCTATATACCCTACGTTATTTGCGGTATTAAAAAACGCTGCTTTTATGCTATACAAAGAGTGAGCTTCTACTGAGGTTTGAAACTCTAATTTTTTACCCGTTGTAGCTGGGTCTCCGTTTAATCTAATATATCCCCTTGTTATTTGGTAAAACTCGTCGGCTGGTAAAGTAGGTAATACCTCAAGCCCTTGGGTTAAGTTTTCAAGTACTGAGGTAGGAACTACGATAGAAGCTAACTTCTCTACGAATAGACCGTTAATATAAGTCTCGTCAGGTCTTATAGCGTTAGTGTAAGGAGAGTTAATTATAGTTACGTTGTCAGCGTTTACATCTGAGTAGTCACTCCCAATAACTAACGCATTTACAGAGTTTAAGGATTGACTTACGTTATCCGAAGCAATAAGCGAACGAGTGCCGCCCTTTACGCTTTCTCCAAATTGTAGAGAGTCCTGAGTCTGACCAGTATTACCGTTAGGCTTTACAAGTCCGTTGCCTATTGGTAACTCGTTTCCGTTTTCATAAGTTCCGATACCTCCGTATACTGGTTTAATCTCTCCTATAAACGCTGCTTTAGGCTCTACCTTTAAAAAGGTACACTTTGTAGTCTGTCCGCTTGTAGCGTCATAATCTGTTACGCTTAATAATCTCCAATAGCTTCCATCAATGTAATAGTTCTTACGGAAGGAAAGCTCGTTGTAGTCGTAAGGTCTTAGAGCTAAATAGCATTCGAGTATCTTGCTATTCTTGTCGGTAATCTCCTCTATATATTTTTTCCAAAAGAAATTATAGCAATTAGTATTCGGATAGTTAAGGGTGTAAACCTTGCCGTAGTTAAAGTTATAAAATAGCTGCTTAGGTACTCCCCAGTTCAAATCAAAAGTAGGTTCGTAAGGGTTATCTAAATGACCAGCGTAAGGGTAAGAAGTTTTCAAGCTACTTTCAAACGCCCAAGACTTTTGAGTAGGTAATAATCCACCCCAATATAAAAGCCTAATTTTGGCGGTAGCTTCTGTTACTTGTCCATTTTCGTTTACAAATAGCATAGCCGATATAACTCTATCGTTATCGTCTGAGGAATAAAGCGGAGTAGGTGCAAATATTGTCCCTATCGTTTTATCTGAAGTTATAAAATCGTTGTCTACGTTTATTATTTTTTGTCCGTAAACCTCGTCATAGATATTCTTATAGTTATCGTTTAAAGAGTCTTTGTCTTCTTGGTCTGCAAAGATAAACCTACCAGCGTCTAAAGCTCCTAAAGGCTTAATAAGGTAATCTTTTGACCTATCTACCATTTGCTCTATATCTACTTTGTCAGAGGTTAGGTAATCGTCTCTTGTCTCTATTATTAATTTAGTATCGTCTAAAGGGTCATAATCTATATAAAGGTTAAAACGCTTAATAACACTACTAAATAAATCTATTTGCTTAATTTGTTTTGGTATAACTAAATTTGTAATAATTGTCTCACCTACTCCAAGCTCAGTCTCTAAATATTTAG